CACTGTCTTTACTCATCCGCGACAGTTCAAGCTCTGATTGAAGATTAGCTAGTGAGTCAATAGCTACAATAAACTTACCCTCTAGTCCCTTTTCTTTTACCACCATAAGAAACTTATACAGTGAATTACGAGTTTGTTCAATACTAGTACAAGGAACATATTTAACTTTGCTAATATCTAGCCCTAATCTTGCAGCTCCTTCCGGGTCAATAGCATTTTCAGTATCAAAGATAACAGGGACGAGCCCGTCCTCCTGGGCCTTGGCTAGAATTTTTTGGACAAAAAGCGACTTACCTGTCATCGACTCACCGGCAAGTACTGTTACTCTACCTTTAGGTATTCCGCCGTGAATTGAACCGGAAATAATTGCGTTTAGCACATAAGATCCTGTATCAATCCATGATCCAACGTGACTGAGTGAATTGTTATCTAAATAAGTTGCGAAGGGGTTTACTTTATCAATAGCATCCAATGCACTAGTAATATCTTTATCCATATAAAGTATTATATAATATACGTCCTTAAATTCAATAAAAAAAGCCCCTTTCGGGGCTTTTAAAAAAGGTGGGTGAGAGGATTTTCTGGTTACCTCCAACTTTCGGGTGGGCAAGATGCAGTTTCATCTTTTTCCCTACTTGTACTCCGTTCCCTTACACATAATAGTCAGTTGACCCTCCATGTAAGTTGCAGCCCCCTTAACACTCTTGCTTAAAATGTTTATTCAGGCACACCCGGGTTGGGCTAGCTAAGCCCATTTAATTGTTAAACTTTATATGTTTTAATATATTCTTCTTTCTTCCTACGAGGTACATCGACCTCAAGGACTCCATTGACATAAGTGAAATCAATCTTGTTAAGATCAAACTCTCTTCCAACTGAGAACGACCTATTATAGGTTTGTTCCTTTTCCCCGTCATGGGCTTTTACTTGACGCTTTGCCTTAATATAGACCTCGCGTTGATCGGTGTCAGTAGAAAGATCTAAATTCTCTTTTGTGACTCCTGGCAGATCAATTTGCACGCTTAGTGCATCTTCATCCGATGCAAATCGAACTTGATCTCCTGTTTTATATACTTCTTCCAACTGGTGGAAGACTGGTGTCAGATTGAAAAAACCATCAAAGGCTCTTTCGATTTCTGCGATTGGGTTGTGTGTGTACTTAGTTAGTTTCATAGTAAAATTATTTATTACACAATGCGTATTTTAGCAATTAATCATCAAAGAGCTTAATTACTTCTGGCTCTTCTGCTGAAGTTTCTTGAATAGGCGGCTGAGGATTATTGATATTTTCGTACTGAGTAATGATTCTCTCGTCTAGCTCAACATCAGACGTACTAATGGCTGCCTTATTAAAGGTCCAGTTGTTCTTGTCCTTATCCTTTAGGAACTCCATAAAGATATACGGAAACGATTGTACTTGTAATTGACCGGATTGGGAGTCTGGTTGTACGTGAATAATCACAGGGTTAAAAAGAGTAATGTTCTTAGTATCCTCTTTTGTGACTGAACCTACGACAGTCCGGCCGATGTGATCAATAATTGTCTTAATTGGTTTTTTGTCTGCCATAATAATATATTAAATTAAATTTGGTAATAGTCCACTATTTTTTTTGATAAACTAAAGTACTTGCCACCTTAATTGCCTCGTCAAGCGCTTCTTTCGCTTGTTTCGAGAGATATGTTGATTTATCAGATGCATGAGTAAGAGCATCTCTCATTATAAAAACTGATCTTCTAATTTTTTCAATCTCCGTGGAGTTAATAGTTCCGGTGCCATTATCTGCTCCTGTAATAATCTCCTTTAGAATAGCTAAAGTTTCTAAAATACCAGCGATCTTTCCTCTCTTCCACGCCGGGTGTGCGTTATGAGTATTATCGTCTTCTGGTCTATCTAAATATCCGCCGGGTTGTACTGCCATAGTAATCTTATTTACTAAACAAGTCAAAAAGTTCTACTGTAACATTCTCAGCCGGCTTACGAATATTCCAACCCACACAATCATAAAATCTCTGAATGCCTTGAAATAAAATCTTTTCAAACATTTTGTCATAATCAATTTTAAAAGTATCTTTAAACTCGGAAGGGTAATTATATTTAAATCCAATACTATTTAGCCCATACTTATTTGGTGTCTCCACGTACATATAACGAACCTTATCACCAGAACCTAATGATTCGTACTTGTTGCCAGTATTAAGTTTATCTAAAAGTAAGTTATAAAAATATGCAGACTTAACATGAATAGGCATACTTTTAACTGTATTAAATTCATTACAAGCAACCGCATATTTTTCATATCCTTTAACACCCATAACAAACGCAAGTTCTTCTGGACTTAGTTCCTTAAAAATATCATATGTTTTATTAAGCACTTTATTTGTCTTAGTTAAAGACTGTGTACTTAACATTGTTTCAATAATCTTTTTTGCATATGGCTTAATAGCATTAGGCATTGTTGTACGTACCACCTCAACACCTGTATATTTAAATTTATTTTCCTTAATACCTTCATCATCGAGAATATGCATTACATATCTTTTCTTTTGTAAAAATACACCTACATCTGCAATACACTCTCGCTTAAACACAAACCGGCTATCCTTTGACAGTAGAGATTTTTTAGCCCAGCTCTCAACACCGGTATTTAGATAATTTTCAATCTCTTGAATTTTGTCATGTGTATCTTGATGTATATCATCACCATCTAAAAACTTTAGACCTTTATCTACAAGCGGTGTAATAGAAACATATGATGAATCGGTATCATTGTATACAATGCATTGTTCTAATTCATGGTCGGTAATTGTGGGTATTTCCTTTTTAATAAACTCTTTAATAAGCTCATTCGAAAACTTAATTACTGCTTGACCTGTTAATGTCACCGATGATGCGATATCATCATCTCCAATAGGAGCGTTTTTATTACCCATATAACCATAACACGAGTTAATAAGAATCTTGATAACCATCTGAGATGTATTAAGTCGTTCGACCTCGTACTTAGCATCTGTATACTCCGGAGTATCTTTTTTAAGCTTTTTAAGCTTGGTTTTAGCTTTAAAGAGATCTTTCTTAATTTTTACGCGTTGATTGTAGTAGTACTCTAAGAACTCCGGTATAATACCTTTTTTCTTTTGCGTAAATAAAATCCCGGCTTTTGATAAGGCGCATTCCTCATCTTTAAGGAACTTCGCAAAAGCCGGTCTATCGAGTTCAAACACTTTACCAGTGACATGTCGAATAATAATTTTATTATCAGTTGTTTCCACTTTACCTACTTTTGTTTCAGGTGAAGTGTTAAGAGATATCATTACATTTGGATATAGTGAATTAGCGTCAAACGAAACAACATGATTTTTAAATCCTTGTTTAGGTTCTGCAACATAAGCACCAGGATTTTTACCTGTATCAGCATTTCGTACAAATGTTGAAATAATCTCACCTCGGTGCCTAGCCTTAATACAGAGAGCTCCATTAATCCCTTGAATGGTACCCATTGCCCCTTCTAGAGTAGTCAGTCCAACATATGAGAGCATTCTCAATAACGGGACATATTGTAGCTTTTGTTCTAACCTAACAAGAAGATTAACGTCCTGAATGTTGTAGTCAATAAATGTGTCCCAGTCTTCATCAGATAGGGTTGCAAGATTTGTATCCCCGTAATCAATCTTTCGTTCGCCTAATTCAACCTCACCAATTGCATCAAGTTTATATGACTCACGAAGCTTTAAACAAAACCTCCTGTATACATCTAGATAGTCTAAACACGCAATACCATCAAGATAATACCTTTTGAGATCTCTACCAAACTTACCTTTAACAGCTCGAAAATGTACTCTACCTAGCGGTGATAGTCTATCTACATAATCTTGACCGAGTATTCGCTCAATTCTATTAATAATGTAAGGTATATCAAAAAACTCTGAATTCCAACCACTTAAAATGTCAGGATAATCGTTTTCAAGATATTCAATAAATTTAATAAACATCTCTCGCTCATCTTTACAGTAAACATAATTCAGGTCTGGTCGACCTTTGCCGTTATACGGTTTAATTCCGAATGTATGGAACTTTTTAGTAAAGTTATCATAACATGTTATAACGTTTACAACATGTGTAGGGTCTTCTGGGTTAGGAAAAGAGTCCGGTGAGTACGTCTCAATATCTAACAAGCATGTTTTTAGCGGATGAGCACTAAACTCAGGCGTTTCGTTTTCCTCCCAGTATAAATCGAGCAAAAACTGCTGAACAGGGGGCATGTTTTCAAAAACACGCTTAACATTAGACTCTCTTACAAACCGTGATCGATCGTAACTTGTATTAAATTTACGCTTTCTAACTTTTGTACCGTAAATAGAGGTTTTTTCACCAGCAGTGTTTTCAAGATATAGATAAGGTTCAAAAGAGCATTCATGCATTACGCGTTTACCATCTTTATCCCAAGTAAACAAATTAACGCAACGGTTACGACCGTTATATACAACATTGCGATACGACATCTATCTTATTATAATAAGATAGTTCCTAATTCCACTCTTTCAAAAACTCTCTCTCATCACTACCAAAGGGAGTAGTTAGAGCTTCGATGTGACAACCTATATTTTTATCTATTTCCAAAATTCTTTTCTCGCCTATTTGCCTCAGCTTATGTATATTTTGGTTATACTTGTTTTTCTTGCGGAGGATTCTCTCTATCTTGCTCTCAAATTCTTCCACGGTGTCAAATCTTAGGGTTTCTGGAGCAGTAGAATATGTCTCTATGTTTTGGCATAAACAGGGAATTCCTAAAGTACATGCTTCGATAAACTTAATATCTGATTTAGCTCTATTAAAATCATTTACTTGAAGCGGTGCAACCATTAATTGTGCATTTAGATTTGCAATAAAGTATGGATATCTTAACAAGGGTTGCCAGGGGTAGAATTCTATTTTC